TCTCATGACAGCATTCATCGCATCTTCGATCGGGCCGCCAAACTCTACAAGTCCTTCACCAATGATCCATTCTGGATTCTTTGCCCATGAGGAAATGTGATATGGCTTACGACCAAGGTTGTCAGGATTAACTACTGCCTTGAATACGTGGGAACCAATGCGCCAAGCATTTGCCTGATATTGACGTTGAGGATCAAGTTTCTCTTTGCTGCCCCAATCAAGAAGCATCTTTCCTGAGACTGTTCCAAAGAATTCTTGAGCAAGAACTTTTGTGACATTACCTTTGGCCGTTTGAGTCGAAGGTTGACCATCCATCTGACCAAAGGTTGAAGTACCAGTACCATCTTTCACGTCTTCGCTTACTTGCTTTACTACTCTCTCATCATCAATTTGAAACCAGCGAGGTTGAATCTTTCCGGCTTCCAACTTAGCAAGAATAGCTCTTAACTCAATATCAGAATAACCTGGCACTCCGATCATCTTATATAGAGCATCTTTGGAGAGTTCATGGATCTCAATGATATCTCCATCGTTTATATTCTTCATGCCACGAGTTGGATAGAAGTTAAATGGAGAGACACAGTAGCAGTCCATAACCAGTTCTTCTTGAGCAACGAGTTCAGCTTTCTGTGTGAGTTCGTTGAAATTCCAAACTTGCTTTGTCTTACGTTTGAGAACAGGACCTTTTATTACCGAATACTTCAGTCTTACAAAGTAATACAGAAAGTCTTTGAATGTTGAATCCCAATTACCTTCTTGGTTTTGATCACGGATAAGCACGGTAGCACGTTCACATCTTTCATTCGCAATACGCTTTAAACGAGCACGTTCCTTATCTAAGAGGTCATCATGATACTCTCTGATAAGTTGTGTCATCTTTGTCGGGGGAACTTGGATACCTGCTTGTGCCATTCTCTGAGTCAACTGAGAAGTTTGGTACATAACATCTTGATTGATACGTTCGATGGTTTGATCTGGTAAGTCGACAAGTGAAGTTGGATCTAACTTCCAGGGTAGTTCGTTTTCACCTTGATAGATATCCTCAATCCAACTGACAGCTGATCGTGCTTTCTTTTCTACTTCTCTTAAATATGTTTCTGATCCACGGAAAGCCCTGATAGCTGATAATTTCTTGGGAGCATATTCACCTTTAACACGCCTAAGTGTTGCTATCATGTCCTGACGTATTCGTTTATTGTCTTCCTGGTTTCTTGTCCAGACACCATGAAGATGTAATGCAAACTCTTTATTGATTTGAGTGTTCTCTTCCTTGGACGCAATAGCATCTTCAAGAAACTTCAAATCACCTTCAGGATCAGGTGTTGTATTAGGTGAGACTTTCTTAGCCATTATAATCTCCCGATCGGGTTATTTATTGTCAACCATCATATCTGTGATTTGAAGTTGTACGTTATCTCCGTCTTCATCAGATCGGATACTTGTCACCTTTACTTTCGCATCAACAGTCATGGTTTGACCAACCGTGTAGTTCTTGGCAGTATGACCCATACGCTTCATCGAATCAGCATTCAAATGAAGTTGAAGACCGTGAGGGTATGATGGTTTGTTACCAAGTGTCTCAGCAGAGAGAGGTTGGTTCATCATACTCTTGGGCTTCATCATGCTGCAAAGACCGGCTTTTAAAGTTTTGGCGATATCCATGGTCCTTCTCCTACTTAATTGTCTTGGCCGCTTCCTTCATTACGTTACCAAGATCTCTTGCAGGCTTCAAGCCTTTCCCCCGAGTTGCTGCCATGCCGACAGATCGTACTGCTTCTCCTACTCGGTTTGCTTGACCTGAAGCGTTAGATTTCATTCTCTTTAAAGCTGCACCAGGATTGCTTGCAAGCTTTCTATATCCGCGCATAATTGAATCTAACATCTCAATCTCCTATGTGCATGCGTTCATGATCTGATTGATATTTACTACTTTACTTTGCTGTTGTAAAGGATTTCGTGGCCAAGTCCATCCTGAAGCTGGCGCATTATTCAAATATCTAAGATCATCCATCAAGTGATCGTTCTTCTTAACTATCAATCCATTGTCATCTCTGTGATACAAAGATAACTCACGCAAAGTTTGCACACATGACCTAAATATCTTCAATCGACCAGTAATCATTCTTTCATAAACATCGAAGATTCCAGACTCTACTGCATTGTTGGCCGGCACTATCCAAAGTCCATGAGTCTTCTTGTAAGTGTCGTACAACTTCCTACCATCTTCCTGAGAACGTCCACGAGAAGCAGGATCAATATGTCCCTTAATGATACCTCGAGACTTAATAGCTGAAGCATGTGTTAGAGGTTCTGCCATTCCTTGCTTATACTCGGAGTAGATATACTTAATATCGTTCTCTACATCCCAAGCACCCCATAGAGCAGCTGTACAATTCCAACCTACGTCCATGCCGTATGCTTTCTTGTAATGCTTTGGAATCGGGAAGTCATCTACAATGACATTAACAGGATCAACAGGGTAGACCATACCAGTACCTACAGTCGGAATGCCCTTAGATCGAGCGTCACGAAGCTGAGGAGGCGTATTCTGTAGCATCATGGCCTTAGTTTCAGCACTTATGTGCGGAACATCATCCCATGTGCATATTCCTACGTATTTTGGGTGTGGGCTATCTGAGTTCTGATCATTGTCCAGAAAGGACAAAACAAGGGGTGTTACACCCTTCAATGGAGTAAATGTAGTGAATATGATCCCACCTGAGTTAATCAAGCGAATCAATGCTTCCGAGTAGACATCTTCAGGGCACTCTTCATCAACCCAGATCCAATCTATTACTGTTCCCTGCCAAGTCTTTCGTCCCTGTTCATACGTCTTAAGCACGATAGTAGAGAATCCACCAGACACATGCTTAATCTTGAGAGTTTCAATCGCCTCGGGAACATTACGACGAGTCTTGTAATCAATAATATCTTCTTTCTGAAACATTCCTGTACCCATGTCGTTGATGTCATGTCCGACAAGTTTGACCTGGATAATGTCGCGAACTGTTGTAGCTGTATCACCACCCACCCAACCAATTGTCGGCTTGTTAAAACGCTTTCCTTTCCACCAGGGTGGATACTTTCCTGTTGCATGGCATCGTACTTCATAAGCCCCCGTTTCTGATTTCCCAATCTGATTTGCTGCTATGAAACCACGCTCTGTAAACTTGGCGCCGGCTTCAAAGAAGTCTATATGCTTAGGATAAAGTTCTCTCCGGTAAATCCCTTCATCTGGGAAATACTGATCAAACTTTTTATATTTCTGTTCGTCTGACAAAACTTGCAAAGCTTCGATCATCTCAGCTTGTTGTTCCTCACTGAGTTTATCGGTGTAACCTTCGATCAAGCTTCTTGTCAGACGATCTAGCTCACTCAATGGAGTAACCCTCCAATGTTTGCTTGCTTACTGTAATAAGCCATTCTCTTGAGAAGTTCTTCTTCTGGCACGTCGATAAACTTTACGGCCACATCATATTTCTCAGCAATCGTTTCTCGCAATGCACTAAAGAATTCATCATGATCATCATCAACCTCTTCCCATACATAAGGAACACGGAAGTTAACAATGTCATCACCACCCATACAATATTCGCCATACAGAACCATTCCTGCTTTTGGTTCATGTACGATTACTGCTTTTGTCATCAGTGCCTCAACCATAATAATTTCTCCCTATCATTATTAAAACAACAGTTACTAACCCTGCTAAAACAGTAGCCAGAGCATCATATTTGTCCGGTGTGCCATTTCCTTGAGCATCCCATACTTCTTTGCCTATTCCACCGACTAGTGGCAGCATAAAGGCAATCCAACCAATCCAGATAGCAGGCAACGCCAGAATGATTCCTGCAGCAATATGAAGTTGTTTATCCTTTGCTATCAAGATTGACTCCAGATAATATCTTTCGCCCAAGTTTCAAGATCGCTTCCGGTGTAGACTTGGAGGTCTGTGATGCCTCCATTGAGAATACCTGAGTCGGCAGTATTTGACCCTATATTAAAATCAGCAGAGACAAATGGTACGTTATCAGTTACCGCTGTAAAGCTTCCAGCAACACCGTCTACTGCTACATTATAGCCTAAGCTTGAATCAAAAGAGACTCCCCAATTGAACACCACTCCCGCAGTTAAGACATCTGGCATTTGAGCAACCGTTTGAGCAACACCTCCTAAAAATTTACGAGCTATGAGGTCATCACCACTAGTATATATCCGTATAGTATTGCCTGATGAGTCCTTCGCCTCACAAAGATATTGAACACCAACAATTTCCGAAATAATACCACGACCTCTAATCGCAAAGTCATTCACAGGCAGAGGATTCGCCACACTGAAGTCCGTTGCGTCTCTGTTGCCAGTAGCAAAAGACGTATTCACATCCCCTGTCTCAACTTGGGCAAAGTCAAGAGATCCAGCGACAGTACAGGTCAACGTCCCTGCTGATGTTGTGACCGTGAGAGGGCTTGCCTGAGTTGCAACACCTGTTGCTGTGCCTGTCAAGGTGACACTGCCTGTTCCAAAGACTGACACGGTGTAATTCTGTGCTGTAGTTGTGATACCTTGAGTAGCAGGGGCAGCAGGAACAAGGAAAAGGTTTTCGCCTGCTGGTTCATTCAAAACATGAGGGAGGTAGTTGGCCGTTGCCGTGGCGAGGTTGGAATATCGGCCACCATCAGAACCTGGATTCCAGAGGACTGAAGTTGCAACGTTCTCTGTTTGAGTAACCGTAGAGCCAGCAGTCACAATAAACATCGTCTGCTCGTGAGTGACAATACCTGCCTGAAGCTGGAAGTTGTCAACTGTCCCTGTCTCTGTAACGGTAACTGTTCCTGTTCCAGTGACTTCAAAGTAGGCTGGCACACCTTCACTCGCTGATCCAGTAGGAGTTCCGATAGTCGCTGTTCCTGCTGTGACTGCTACGCTTCCAGTGTTTCCCCATGTCAGAACTGAGTACCAACCAGTTGCAAGTGAACCTGTTGTTTGCGTGGCAGGAGTGTCAGAGGTAAGGAGGTAGTTTGTAGTATCAACTCTCACTCCACCATCAAGCACGTTGACAGGGTTGCCAAGTGCGTCTACTTCGACGAGAGAAATTTCTGTAAGAGAAAAATCTCCTTCAAACGAAGCACGGAATGCAATTGCCGTAGCTGTAGCAGGAATGCTTAATGTGTCTATGAAGGTGTCTGCTGAGGAACGTGTAGTGCCGTATGTCCAACCACCGCTGTCAAAGTAGCCAAACTGCAATGTCCCATCTGTGTAGGTATCTATCGTATATGTTGCTTTAATCCTATTCCCTGTTAATTGCGTCGGCCAATGTGTCTGGTCGAGGTTGGTTAACCCTCCATGTGGGACACAGACAAACTTCCCTCCTGCAATACTCCAGC